GCCCGACCTTGACCCCGCAGTCCACCGCGCAGCGATAGCCCTTCTCGCGCGCGTCTTCCCAAAAAAAGAGGTCCTGGCTCATAGCCGGCTCGCGCTGCGTCTGGAACCACGGCCTGCGCAATCGCTGGTCGCGGAACATCGAGAGCCGAAACAACGTGAAGCCCATCCCAATCGCGCAGCACTCGACGAGCTCGCCGTTGACCGGCGGCTGCGGCCGGAAGTTCAGCAGCGGGTCCTTCGGATCGCCCCAGATCTGCGGCCAGCCGCCCTCGCCCTTCTGGAAGTAGAGGCCGGAAATCGCATGGATCTCGGGGTGCGCTTCCATGCGCGCGAGCACGCGCAGCAGGCTATTCGGACGGGGCAGGTTATCGTGCTCGACGGTCAGCATGTACTCCCAGTCGGACAGCGCCGGCTCGTCGAGGATGCCTTCCACCGCGTTCGAGTACGCCTCGCCCACCTCCATGCCGATCGCGAGGATCCGCATCACGGGGTTGTTGGGAGGTGTCGAGAGGTTCCAGAGCGAGAGCGCGACCTTCGACGGGATCGACGCTCCCGCCGGGATCACCATCACGATGCGCTGGCGCTTCCAGCTTCCGCCCTCGAGCACGCGCGAGCGGCCCTGTTCAAACTCCCCGTTATGAAATCCGCAAAAATCTTGTACAACTAGCGTGGACTTCGTCACCGACCTTGCACGCCCGCGCTCATGCCGCTGCGTCCTCTGCCTCTGCCTCTGCTGCCTCGTTCTCGTCATCATCATCTGCTTCTGCCGGCTCAGGAGGCGGCGGCGGGATGCTCGTCAGCGTGATCCCGCGACGCTCGAACTCCTTGCGCTCGGCCTCGATCTCGTCGAGCACCTTCGCCGGATCGTCGCCTTCACGGCGGATCGTGTCGCCCCAGCTTCTCAGCCCGGCCTGGATCGCCTGGATCATCGCCGGGATTTCCTTCGCGGGATCGAGGAGTCCGAAGCGCGGAGGCGTGAACTTCGCCGGAACCGAACCGAGCGAGGGACTCATCAGCGAGTCGCGCACGAAACGATCCCAGATCGGGCGGCAGAGCTGCGGAATCACGAGCTGCCACTGGTCCGACTCGACCGCAGCGCGGAACTGGACGAGCCCTCCGCGATGGCTCGTGTAGGTGACCTCCGAGAGGTCGCCGGTCAGGAGCTCGTAGGGGATGCCCATGCCTGCGGCGATCGCGTGGAGCTCGACGCCGAAGAACTCGCTGTAGCCCTCGCTCGGCTTCGGGTCGAAGAACTCGACCGCCTCGCCGGGCTTGAAATAGTGGTACATCCCCGGGGCCATCTGCTCTTCGCGCCGGCCATCGCTCCCGATCGTGGTCGGCGCCAGGCTGCTCGCGGGAAGACCAGCCGGAGTCGTCACCGCGCCCACAGAGCACGCCGCGATCCGCTTGCGCATCAGCTCGGCGTCGGCGTAGGCGTCGAGATCGTGCAGGCGACGGATCACCGGAGCGAGCTCGGTCACGCCGGTCAGTTGCCCGGGACGCGCCACGCGGTAGTAGTGCAGGATCTCCGATGCCGGCACCCGGACGCTCCGGACCGATGTCGGCAAGATCGGCGCGTTGTCGCCAGGGTGCGTCGGGAAGAGCCAGTAGGCGACGGCTACCCCTCCGCGGTACTCGATGCCCTCACGGATCTCGGAGCCGGATTCGATCCTCTCATTGCGCATCGTGTCGAGGTAGTCCGGCTCGAGCACCTGGAGCCGCAGCGGGACATCATCGTCGTCGATGTCATCCAGACGGATCAGTCGCACGAAGCACTCGCCCGATTCGACCCGCGAGGCCTCGGCGAGTGACTCGAGACCGTAGAGATCCGTCTTCCCGTGGATGTCGCAGCGTTCGATCCAGCGCTCCCATGAAGCGTTGATCCTGTCGTTCAGCCGCTTGTTCGACCCGTCTGCCGCAGCGAGGATGCCAGTCCCGATGCGATTCGAGACCAGCGTCGCAACGGCCTTCGCGGCGTAGACATTGTTGCGCCGCAGATCGCGCGCGCGGTCGCGAATCAGCGTGCGCGCCGACGCGATCTCTGCGTTCGCCGACGTACCGATGCCGGGAACCCAGCCCTGCTCCCTGCGGCTAATCCTCGCGCCCTCGTAGGCCAGCGTCTCGATCATGCGACGCGCGGCCAGCCGCTGCGCTCCGCGGGTGGGCGAGAGGTAGGCGATCAGCCGATCGAGGCGCGATGCCTCAATCACGGCGCGGAGCCGCGAAGGTAGAGCGACCTTCGGTGGCGGCCGAGCCTGCGGCATCCGCCTCCATCGCAGCGAGAATCGAGAGCATGTCCGCGACCGACTGGTACTCGATCGTGCGGTCCGAGTAGCCGACCCGGCGCACGCCGGACTTGATGGCGTTTTTCAACGCGTCGATGTCGGCCTGCGTCCACGCCACCCGATCACCTCCGCAGCCAGTCGCGACTCGACTCGATCCACTGATGCTTCGGCTCGCGATAGGCCGGACGCGCCGGACCCGCGGCAGACTCCGTCGGACTGGGTGCTACCGCAGGCGTACCGCTTGCGACCGGAACGAACGTCAGACGGACCGGCAGCTTCGCCACCTCGAGCTCGAGGTCGAAACCCATCGCGCGCAGGCCGCAGAGCGCCGCGTAGGCGTAGACCGCGCAGTCGAGCGGCTCGAGCCGGACGCCCGCGGACTTCGGCACCCACGCGCGCCGCGTGCGGCCCTTGCGATCGACCACGTCCTCGGCCTTCTCGCCGACGAGTCCCTTGCACCATCGCTCGTCGACCGTGGTCGGCAGATGCACATAGCCGGGTCCCGGCGTCGCAAGGCCGAGGCGGCCGTAGATCATCTCCTTCGCCGGGTCGACGAGGATCGGCCACATCGGCAGATGCTTGACCTGACGGCTCGGGTGCCGCGGCCAGATCTCGCCCGGTCCCGCACGACCCTTGATCGCGAACGTGAAGGTCGAGCCACCATCCGGCGTCAGCTGCCGGAAACGCGGCCGGCAGTAGTCGTAGGCCTGCTGAGTGTGATGACCTCCGGTGTCGATCGCGACGCCGCGCGTGTAGTCGACGCCTCCACCCGCTCGCGGCCAGGGTCTCCGCAGATACGCGTCGAGCGCCTGCCAGAGAGCGGGCCCTGCCGGGTCGCCGAGGATGACGTGGTGCTCGAGGAGCCATGACTCCTCGCCTGTCGCCCACGCCCAGCTCGATACCTCGACGCGCGCCGGGGCCTCCTGCACGTCGACGCCGGCCGTCACGACCGCGCAGACGGCAGGCACCTCGGGCACGCCGCCGACCTCGATCTGCACCTCGCGGCGCGAGAGCAAGCCGGTCTCGTCGAGCGCGTGGTAGTGCTCCTCGTACCACTCCGCGCGGACGGTGTTCTTGAAGGCCTTGAGCTGCTCCGGGTGCCCTTGCGCCTGGAGCCACTGGCGTACCATCGGCTCGAGCGCGCGGCCGAGGACCGCCATCGCGGGGAGCCTGAATCCACGCCAGCCGGTTTCACTGCCCGGGTTCGTTGCCCGGTAGGCGCCGCGCCGGATCGCCGCGTAGCGCTGCCGGTCTTCCCACGCCTCGCCGCACGCCTCACAGACGTAGGTCGCGGTCTCCGGCCGATGCGCGCCCGTCGCCTCGTCCTTCTCCCAGTGGATCTGTTCCCAGCGGAGGAACTGCTCGTGCTCGCACGACGGGCACGGAACGTAGAACTCGCAGCGGTCGGTCATGTGCCAGAACGACCACGAGCGCGAGCCGCCCTTGCCATCGGGGTCGCCCTTGAATCCGGGGCTCGTCGCCACGACCTTGCGCGCGTTCCAGAAGGCCGAGGTGCGCGCCTCGGCGAGCGAGATCGGGTCGCCCTCCGTGCCAGCGCTCGAAGGGAAGCGATCGATCTCATCGAGGAGCAGCACGCGGATCGGCCGCATCGACAGGCCGGCCGCCGAGTTGGCCCCGACCAGCGTCAGGTGTCCGCCCGGGAAGACCTTGTGCCGGATCGTGTTGCCCGACTCGCGCGAGTCAGCGATCGGGAGCCCGCTTGCCCGGATCATCGGCACGAGCCGGTCCTTGCTGAGCGCCTCGGCCATCTCGACCGTCGGCTCTACCAGCAGGATCGGGCTCGGGTCGTGGTCGACGTAGTAGCCGACCGTGTTGATCAGCGTCTCCGTCTTCCCGCCGCCTTGGCTGCACGCGATGAAGCAGACGCCGCGCACCGAGGGGTCGGTGCAGGCGTCGAGTACCTCGCGCTGGTACGGCTTGCTACGCCATGCCCCCGGCTCGGGGCTCGTCCCGACCGGAACCTGCCTTCGCGCCTCGGACCACTCGCTCCCTGTCCTCGGGCTCGGCGGGCGCAGCACGCTGGCGAGCGCGGCGGCGACGCTCTGCCCCCGCGCCGGCAACGCGTCGACGCAGCTCCGGAGTCCCGCCGCTGAGGAGCGCTGCGAGCTCCGCGAGCGCCTCGTCCTGGTGCCGCCGGTAGATCGCCTCGCCGGTTGCGATCGTCGCTGCGCCATGCGCCTCCGGGGCCGCCTTCGCGGGCACCGCGCAGCCTCTGCACCGCGCCGGAAAAGAGCGGCAGGAGGAACGACTCGACGTCGACCCAGCGCGCGATCTCGACGCGGGTCTCCGCGTTCTCCATCGCGATCCGGTCGGCCTGTTCCTTCGCGAGCCGCTGGCGCTCGTCCATCAGCTCGTTCGAGTGCCCCGAGGCCCGCCCGCGCAGGTGCCGCAGGTAGGTCACGCGGTACTCGTCGAGCGTGCCGGCCTTCGGGAGCACGCCCTT